CTTCGGGTAGGTCCGCTCCTCGCCGTCGATGATGACGACGCCGGTTCGGATGCGGTTGTTCTTTGCGTAGACGACCGGGAATAGCCGGTAGCCAGCTTCGGTCTTGCACTTCCAGTAGAGCGAGGCTTTGAGGTTTGCCAAGATGGTTCTCCTATCAGGTTGAGGAGTTCCGAGGGGTTCAAAAACTATGCGCCGATTATACGCTGGAATTGCGCGTTTACCGTACCATAACCGTACCACCGGCTGTAAGTCTTTGATTTGATAGGATAAGCTGTATACTCCTGCTGTGCCCACCAAATCCCTCGTAACTCTTTGAAAACAAAGGCTAAACCCCAAGGGGTCAGCCACATACACCACACACAGAATACGACAGTTTGCTACAAAAGCACCAAATAGCGACGATATACTCCACGAAAACCGTATCCATTCCGGTTTACCGTACCACCCCTTTTCCGGGCTTTTTAGGCATTTCACCGGGAATGGTACGGTAGGCCCACCGAACGGCCAACGGCCCCGCGTGAGGCCGCCTGAAGCGCACAAAGGGCGGCGGTGCGGGCCTCAAAACTCCCTCACCGTGAGCAGGGCGTCCCCGGCGTAGATCAGGGTGGTGCCGCGCACGTCCCGCCAGCCCATGGCCGAGGTCATCCCGCGCATAAGGAACATCCGCGCCGGTCGCCCGGATGCCTCCTGCGTCTCGACGTGGGGCAGGTCGCCCCGGTAGGCTTGGCGCTTGCCGTTGAGGAAGGGGCACAGCCGCATCGACTCCTCGGCGCACTCCCGGTGCATGGCGGCGTCGGCGAAGAAGCGGTTCTGCTGGCAGAGCGGCCCGCCGATCCAGAAGGCGTGGAAGCCGAGCTTGCCGCCGCACACACCGCACAGGCCGAAGCGGACGCAGCGCACCATCTGGTCGACGTCGGTCTGCCGGAAGTCGGGCTTGTCCTCCACCCACTTGGCGGTCACCGGCACCGGCAGCCCGGCGAAGACCTTCAGCTTACGCAGCAGGCGATGGAATGGGCAGGTGCTCATACGGTGCTCTCCTCGTCGGTTGGGCGCTGGACCGCCTTCTCGGTGCCGGGCACGCTGTGTGGCGATTTGCCGTCCCACACCGTCTTGCCCTGCTGCCAGCCAAGCCCGGCGTTGGTGAAGACCGGCTCGGTGGTGTTGTAGCCCCACAGGTGGTACTGGTTGCTGGTGTCGACCTTGTGGTCCTCCTGCGGGTATAACTCCACCATCTCGACCTGCGGCCCGACAATCTCGTTCTTGATGCGTTGGAAGTCCCGCCAGTCCCGGCGCGTGCTCCGGTCGTTGTTGCGTATCGACAGCCACACCCGTTCGTATGGGCAGTCGCCCACCGGGGCGTCCTTGCGCAGGAAGACGTGGTAGCGATTGTTGTGATAGAGCAGCTGCTTCTGGCCGGACACGGTGACCTCCTCGATGCGCCAAGGTTCCCATCGCTTCATGGCGTCACCCCCAGTTCCCGCGACCGCTTGGCGAAGGCGGCGTCGGTCGCCTCCTCGATCCAGCCCATGCGATGCAGGAGGACCAGCTGCTCGTCGCGCTGGCCCCGGCAGAGGTGGGTCTCCTTCTTGCCGTGCAGGACGGGGTGGTGGCAGATCTGCGCCGACTGGAAGAGGGTGCGGTCGAGGACGCTGGCGGCCAGCTGCTTGTCGCCGTCCGGGCCGAAGGGGCAGGTCTTGCACATGGCTGGCATCACCGGCCAGCCCTTGGTGTTGCGCTTCCTCATTCGGCCTCCTGCATCTTGGCGGCGAGGGCCTGCCACTCTTCCGGGGTGAGGCACTCGACCGCCTTCTCGAACTCCAACTCGATGGCATACTGGACGACCCGCGCAGCCTTGACCTCGGGCCGGGCCTCATAGGCCTCGCGCCGCTTGACGCGGTCAGCCAGTTCGGCGTCGCGTTCGCGCCGCCCTTGTTCGTCGTTCTCCAGTTGCCTCGTCTCCGAAGGCGTGAGGACGCGGGTGTGCTGGTAGGTTGGATTGGCCTTGGTCATCGTCTTCGAGTTGAAGCGGCGAAGCTTCCCGCCATACATCACTGGGTCGCCGTCCTTGAGTTTGAGGGCATCGACTGCGGCGTTACGTTCGCGGCGAATCCGACCGCGATACGCGGCCAGCGATTCTCCGGGCTGTCTCTGTTCGGTTGTCATCAGTGGGCCTCCGGGCCTTCGGTTGCTCTTCTGCATTTGCGCAGGTAGAAGGTAACGCTCGGCGCTCCAACGGCCCTGCAGATGATGTCGACCCGCTGCCCACGGTGCAGGGTTTGAATCCACTCCTCGTCGGCGGCGCTGGCGAAGTCTGCCTCCATGTAGCCTGCATTCAGGTTGAGGGCGGGACTCAGGTGGCTGCCGTTCCATCCCTCCACCACGGCGTGGATCAGGAGCACCTTCCCGGTGTATTCGCTGTCTGCCCTGTTGTAATCGGCGCGATACTCGGCCTCCAGCTGCTGCGAACTGATGGCCTTGTAGATGTCGGTGGTGGGTTGCGGCGTCGGTGCCGGTGACGATGGCGCAAGCTGCGCGTGATGGTGCATGATCAGAATCGCAGCCACTACGACCACTGCGACGGCGGCCAAGTAGGCGATGCCGACTGCCGTAGCGATTCGCTTGAACGTCCGTTTTTTATTGGGGGTTGGGGGTGTTGTCATGATTGCTCCTCGGTTGGTGTGGCGACCCACAGGGTGGTGCCGCTCTGCTTGGCCCAAAACTGGTCGGCTGCTTCCTTCCAGTCCATGCCGTCCCACGTGGGCTTGGTCTTCGACACGGTGTAGTAGTCGTCGCCGACGGTGAAGATCGCCAGCCTGCCGGTGCGGGTGTCCTGATAGCGATGCTCGCGGGCCTCGGCCATGTCCCACCCGAGGGTGGCGGCGAGGATGGATGCGGGTGATTTAGCCATTACTGTTGCTCCTTGGGTGGTTTTGTCGCTCGCGCATGAGCATGACTCGTTGCGTGGGTCGGCGTTGCGCGGACAGTTGTTGTTTGATGGGTTGTGCGTCATCGCGCCTCCTGCAGCGAGGCCGGTCTTACCGCCTCGCGGATCATCGTGCCGCTGTCCTGCTTGCTGTTGACGAACCCGAAGCGCCGATACCACTTGCGCAGCTGCGCGTTGGTCATGCCCTCGCTGCCGATCCGCTCCGGGGCCAGCTGCAGGCGCACGTTGAAGGTGTCGGCGAGCGTGGTGAGGTAGCGCATCGCCTTGGTGCCCGAGCCGCGCCGGAAGCCGCGCAGGGCGCGAACCTCGGACACGTAGATGTACCCGTTGAACGGGCGAACGTGGATCAACACCTGCATCTCGTACACCCGGCCCTTGCCGATGGGGTTCTCTATCGTCTCGCGCCAGAGGTGCCGCAGGAAGGCGTCCTGCTGTTCGGTGAGGCGGGAACCGCCGCCGAGTTTGATTGTGTTGCCGATCTTCATTGCCGTTCTCCATCGTGCCGGATGACGCCCCGGCTGGCGGTGAGGCGGTTAGGCGACCTTCGCCTCGGCGGTGTAGACGCGCTCGCCGCTGCTGGTCTTGTCGCTGGTGATGGTGAGGGTCTTGCTCAGGATCGAGATGGTCCCGCGCACGCTGTGCGCCTGCCAGCCGGTGGCCTCCATGATCTCGTTGAGGGTCGCGCCGGTCGGGCGGCTGATCAGGGCGATGATGGTGCCCTTGCGGCTGACCTTGCTCTCGGTCGCGGGCTTGGCGGCCTTGGTGACCTTCGGCGCGGTCTTCTTCGCTGCTACCTTGGTGGCGACCTTCGGGCTGGTCTTCGTGGAGGCCTTCTTGGTGGCGGCCTTCTTCGCGGGCTGCTTCTTCGTGGCGGGCTTCGCGGTCTTGGTGGCCTTCTTCGTGGTGGTGGTCTTCTCGGTGGTGGTTGCGGCGGTGTTCATATTGCTCTCCTTGTTGCCGGGGGTCGCCCCGGCGCGGTTGGTGGTGGTGGTTGCTACCTCTGCCGGTACTACCCGAAAGGCGGTGTAGAAGCGGCCCTGAAACTCGCTGATCGCGCCCTGCGCGTTGGCTACGCTCTGCGACCAGCGCAGCGCGACCTCCTCGCCTTGATCCTGCCCCTCGGGGCAGTTCTCGGCGATGTACTTCGCCACCTTCGCCTCGCCGTAGGTCTTCGCGTCGGCGAAGCCTGCGACCTCGGTCTTCGCCTTCTCGACGCTTCGGGCGATCTCCTCGGCAGTGTCCCACCTGCTCCATTCGTACCGGCCCTCGGCGACCTTGGTGTAGTAGGCGAAGTTGTTCGCGTAATCCTTCGAGTTCATCCGAGCGCGGAGCGCGACGTAGTCGGGGCGTCCGAGCAGGACCGCGACGTAGGGGCGGGCGCTCTTGCGGGTTTCGATGTTGCCCTCGGCGGTGGTTACTTTGTAGCTGGTCTTCTTCATGCCTATCTCCTTAGTACGATTACAACTGTAGCGTGGCGCGCTACACGAGTCAAGCGGCCTTGAGCGGTTTTATCTTCTTTCGCTTGGCCTGCGACGCCTGCCAGAAGTCGTAGTCGGTCTGCATCAGCAGCCAGATATCCGGCTGGCTCTGGTTGAACGCCTCGCTCAGGCGTATCGACATGTCGGGCGATATACCGGCCTGCCCGGAAAGGACGCGGTTGACGGTCGACCGGGCGACGCCGATGTACGCAGCGAAGTCGGTCACGGTCATTTCGAGGCCTTCGAGAGCATCGCGCAGGATTTCGCCGGGGTGGGGTGGGTTGTACATGCGGGTCATAGTTTCTCCTTGGGTTAGTGGTAGTCCTGATAATCGACGAGGATCGCGTCCTCGCCGTCGAAGGTGAAGGTCATGCGCCAGTTGCCGTTGACCCACACCGACCAGTGGCCGACGAGGTCTTTGTCGAGTGGGTGTAATCGCCAGCCGGGGATATTCATCGTCTGCGCGTGCTTGGCGCGATTGAGAGTTTCCAGCTGCAGGCGCAGGCGCTTCTCATGCTTCGGCTGGATGCCGCGCTTGGAGCCGGTCGTATAAAACTCTTCCAGCCCCTTATGCCTGAACGTCTTTATCATGTTTCCAAGTGTAGCGTGGTGCGCTACAGGAGTCAACGGACGTTAGCGGGTAGCCTTCTGCCCGGTCAGCTGCTCCCACCGGGTCACGATCACGTCGCAGTAGATGGGATCGAGTTCCATCAAGCGAGCCTCGCGGCCAAGCTGCTCGGCGGCCACCAGCGTCGTACCCGAGCCGCCAAACATGTCCAGCACCACGTTCCCCTTGCGGCTGGAGTTCCCCATGCAATAACCAACGAGCGCAACCGGCTTCATCGTCGGGTGCGCTTCGCTGCGTTTGGGCCGGTCGAACTGCAGCACCGTGGTCTGGCGGCGGTCGGTGTACCAGCCGTGCGCCTTGCCCGGCTTCCAGCCGTAGAGGATCGGCTCGTGCTGCCACTGGTAGTCCTGCCGCCCCATCACGAAGACGTCCTTCACCCAAATCAGACACTGCTTGAGCATCCACCCGGACTGCCGGAAGGCGCGACGAAACTGCTCTCCGCTTGAGTCCGCGTGCGCGACGTAGACGATGCCGCCCGGCTTGGTGTGGTCGAACGCCACGGCAAAGATCTTGCCGAGGAACTCGTCGAACTGCTCGGTGCTCATCACGTCGTTCTGGATGGTGAGCTTGTCCTTGGTCTTGCCGACGTAATCGACGTTGTAGGGAGGGTCGGTCCACACGCAGTCGGCCAGCGCATCTCCCACCAGCTTGGCCATATCCTCGGGCACAGTGGAGTCGCCGCACATCACCCGGTGCTTGCCGCACAGCCACACGTCGCCGCGCTTCGACTTCGGCACCTTGACGTTGGCGACGGCGTCGTCCACATCGAACTCGTCCTCCATCGCGATCCGGTGCGGCTCGACTTCCGAGAGGTCGAGGCCGAAGTCGGCGAAGTCGAACTGGGGTAGGTCGGAGAGTTCGAGATGCAGCATCTCCAAATCCCACGTCGAGAGCGAGTTCGAGGAGTTGTCGGCGATGCGATACGCCTGCACCTGCTCGGGCGTGAGGCCCTCGGCCACATGCACCGGCACGTCCTTCAGGCCGAGCTTCAGCGCCGCCCGGTAGCGCGTGTGCCCGGCGATGATGACGCCAGCGATGTCGACCACGATGGGCTGCCGGAAGCCGAACGTGGTGATCGAGTTGGCGACCGCGTCTATCGCCTCCGGTGGGATGGTGCGCGGGTTCTTCTCATAGGGCCGGATGGATTTGATGGGCTTGAGCGTGACGGCATAGTCGGCGGCGGCGGGCATCTATTTCTCCTTCACGTCTTCGGGCGGTTTCTTCTGCGGCGTGGGTGGGTGCTGGAGCAACTCCTGACAGAACTGCTTCTGCTCGGTGGTCGCTGTGGGCGGCAGCTTCTTGAGCGAGATATTGGGCGAGATGAGCGCCATGCAGTAGGCCTCGGGCGTCATCGGCGCGAGCGACGCCGCTGTCTTGTTGCCGATGCCCCACTGCACCACGACGAGGGTGTGGCAGCAGCCGGTGAGCAACAACGGCAGCAAGGCCAGCACTGCATGGCGTCTCGACTTCATACGGCCACGAGAGTCGCCGTCTGCTCGTCCCATCGATGACCGGGATGCGCCTCTTCGATCTGCCTGATGTACGCAGTACGATCAGCGACGACGCGCTGAAGCTGCTGCTGTATGAGGCCATGCTTGAGCGCGAAGTTCTCCAGCTTCGTCTGTTCCAGTTCGGTCAACTCTTCCTTGCTGGCCTTGTCCAACTCTGTGATGACATCCTGTTCTTTTTGCATTGCGGTAAATCCTCCTTTTTGAATGACGCTTACTACAGAAAATTCTCAATCCACGCAACGATGGTGGGTGCCCCTGTATTCCCCGGTGCCTGCGTCACTTCAAAAAACCATCTCGGCGGCACGATGAATGTGATCTGGAAGCAGTAGTTGGCACCGCCGCCGAGATTGGCGTTTCCCCCGGCGTTGATGCGATCTTGCCCGGCAACTAACATGGACGGCGAACCTGCGCCGATGTAGGCGCGAACTGCTGCGCCGCCGTTCCCCACGGTGTATGTAACCGAAACAAAGAGTGTCCTGTTTGTGTTCGGATAGCTGACGCCAAAAGCTCGCGCACCCCCCGCCGCAAGATCGCCACCACCATTCAGCGTTCCCACTACAGTGGGAACATAGCTCGTACCGTTGCCCATGAGCACTTGGCCATCGGGTGCCGTACCCATGACTTGAAGATAGCCAGCGTTCAGGTATCCGGTGACGTTGACCGCTCCCAAGCCCCCGGCGCGATGCGCGTTCATGTTGATGATGCCGTTGCTGCCGTCGAGGTTCATGCCCGAAGTGTCGGCCCAGTAGCTGGCGAACGTGGATGCGTTGCCCGAGCCGTTGTCGATGAGGTAGCCATGCAAGAAGGCTTGCCCCTGATTGTCGATGTAAGCCGTCGATGAATTGCCTTGATTTCCGGTTCCGAAGTGGACCCCTCCGACTCCCTGATCCCAGTTGAGGTAGACTCCACCGTTCCCGGCTCCATTCAGGATGAGAGCAGCGCCATCGCTGTTGATGTTGGGAGAGCCGCCAGCCCACTGTGTAACGCCAGAACCTGCGCTCCTCTGGCCGAGCCTCAACTGGCCATTCCCGCACATGAAGTTCGCGTCGGGCGAAAGTTGAGCAATGGGAGTGTTGTTATGCGCGGGAAGGTTGAACCACAGCGTGCCGTTCCCGCCGTCTAGCGACATAAGCCGCCGATAGTCGCCGGTCGGGGCAATCGTCGTAGGCGCGTTCACAACCCAAAAGCCGAAGCCGCCGTAATTCGAGACTCCATTCACGAAGTCGACTTGCTGATAACCCCCGGTATTGAATCCAATCGTCAGCCCGTTATTGTTTACCGGAAGCCCGCTCGGATGACCATTCCAGTCGATGCTGACGCTGCCAAGGAACGAAGCATCTCCGCTGCCGCTGAACCTCAGAGTTTCCAGCACCGCGCTGCCGTTCGCAGCGCATTGCCGAAAGGAGAACAGGCCACGTGGGCCGCCCGATCCCTGCGAGTCAATGTAGGCGCACTCGTTGGTGTAGGACAGCGCAACTCCACCGTTGCGAATTTGAGCTACGCCCACAGTGTTGAGGCCCCGCCCGGTGGTGACGTTTCCGCTAAACGCCGCGTTCCCCTGCCGGTCGAGCCAACTTACTTTCGTTTGAGCACCTGTCGCGTCTGCGCCTGACCAGAAGTCATAGGTTCCGCTCTGGTCGGTGTCGAACGTCGAGTCAATCCCGAAGCTGATCCCGCAGTTGGTCTTGCCGGGAGAGATGGCGATATGCGGTTGGGGCTGAGGATTCGCTCTGATGATGGCCTGCCCGATGCCAGCGTCAATATAGCTTCCCTCATAGGTGTAGAGGGTGAGCGTTTGCATCTTGAGTGCCCCGACAAGATGCAGGTGGTTGGAGCCGTCTAGCTGCATCGACCACGGCGTCGCATTTGTCAGGGCCGCGCCTGAAGCCATGTTGTACCAGTTGAAGCCGCCGCTTCCACTGCCGCGAGCGTTGATAAAATCCGTTTCGCCAGTGCCATAGCCGAGATTCCAGACGACCTTCAATCCCCCCGTCGTCGGCGCGGTGGCTGCGCCACTGGCGTTGTACTTGAACTCGGCATAACCCTGCACAGACACGGCATGGGGAAAAGCGAAGATGTTGTTATCCGTCGTGACGCCCGAATCTGCTGCACTGCCGGTGCCGTTGCCCATGAGCAAATTCGTCGTCTCGGGGATCACACCGCCAGTGATGTTGCCGATCAGCTCGGCTGCGTCGGCGCGGCGGATCGCCGTCTTCTCCCACTTACCGCTGACATCAGTAACTGGATTGACGTTGACGCAGGGCACGAGATTCCAGTAGACGGAGCCGTTCGTTCCAATGCAGAGGCCGAGGCCCTGATAGCTTTCGGTCGGCGACCACTCGGCCACGCCGAGACGCAGAAGATACTTCACTGCCGATGATGTCAGGTAGTCGCGTGCGTTGAACGTGGCCGCTGGCGGGCGCGTCTGCGAGGATGTTGACCACCCCGCGCCCACATCCGCAGGCGACATTGGCGTTCTGACGGCATCTTCGGCGACGGCAGGATAGGTTGCATCGGGGCGTGTATACGTGGCCATGATCGGAACTCCTCTTTAGCTCACCACTACAGACAGTGCGAGATAGCCATCATCGAAGCCGTAGGTGTCCGGCTGGTGATCGAATCCAAACACGTGCAGGGTGTTATCCCAGTAAACAAAGTTTTTGATCTGCACGCCTGCGGGGCGCGGCAGGATGTCGTAGGTCTCAACCAGCTGCCTCTCAATGTCCGTGAGGATCGCGCCGATGTTGACATCGAAGCTCATGTCGAAGTTGTTGTCGACGAAGGCAAAGTCGGTGGCGAACAGGATGGCGAGGCTGCGCTGTATCTCGGGCGTGTAGCCGTGCGAGTGATTCTTGAGAATCTTGGCGCGGATCACCATGCGCTGCGAATCCCATGGATCGTCGGCCCCACTGAGCAGGGGATCATCCGTCACATTGGGCGCACCCACGATCTCGGCAATCTTGAGCAGAGCGTCACCCTCGGCCTCGTCGATGTCGCGCCACAGAAACATCTGCTCGCAGGCGTCCATGAGCGGTTGAAACTGCTTGAGGATGGCCGTGAGGAAGGCGCGATAGTTCGGCTGCGTCCAGTGCTTGTTCGTGATCTCGCCGAGGCCCTGCTCCACGAAGTCGATATGGTAAGGATCGATAGGCATCAGACTTTCACCACCTGAATGTTGTTGGTCGAGACCTCCGCGATCTCGTTGTAGCCGATCACGATCATCTCCACGTCGGCCACCGCTGCCGGGGTTGTGCCGAGCATAATTTTGTAAACGGCAAACTGCGTCCCGGTTTGATTGATGGGGATGTATAGCTGTGAACGGATGACCGGCGTGCCGATCAGCCAGTTCGCTTGCGCCCACGCGACGATGTTCGCCTTCATCGCGTCCATCATGTCATCCGACCATCCCGTCAGCGGCGTCACTTGAAGCGTGATGTAAATCTGCTTTACCGGTGGCCGCATGAAGGTAACCGAGTGCGGCAGCCCGTTGCCGTCGAGCACTGTGACTGTCGTATCGCCGTACTGATTGGAGCCAACCGGCTCACGGATGAAGATAGTATTCGCGATCTCCTGATCGTCGCCGCCCAACGCCACCACGGAGAACGAGTGCGGCGGCAGGCCGTTGGCATCCGTATAGTCCGTCTTGTTTTCGTAAGCCTGCACCTGAACCACTTCGGGGATGTTGGCCACCGCGCCCTTGATGCCTTCGAGGATGGACTGCGAAGGCGTGGCGGTCGAGTAGGTGCGACGCAGGCGAAGCTGCGCATCGGTCTCGCGGTCCTTGCCCATCAGCGCATCACTGGGGTTGGTAACCGTGCGCACGCCGTACATCGGGAACATCAGGATCGACAGGGTCGTCGCCGGGGCCGGGATCGCGCCCACGTTCACCGCCAGCGCATCCACGAGGACATAGCCGGTCGCATCGATGACGGCGTCCGTGAGGGTATAGAAGAGTTCGTTGTTCGCGCTGCACTTGACCTGCGTGCCAGCCGGAATATCCATGCCCACGTTGCCGCCGAACTGCAGCGCCACCTGCGACTGGGTGCCGTTGATGATCTGAATGCCGTTGTACTCGACGATCCGCGCCAGCGTGACGCCATAGGCCAGCGAGGGCGAGCCGGAGTCGTAGACGGCCTCGACCACCTGCCCGATCTGATCGATGGCGTTGGCGAAGATGCCGACCAGCTGGCCGTCCTGCGTGCTGGCGTCGAGCGTGGCGTCCGGGTAGATGGCAAGGATATCCGTCTGCATGTTGGCGAGGATGGTGGCGAGGTCGTCGCGGGTGAAGCCTGCTGAGGTTAGCTCTGTCATTGTCTGCCTACCTGAAGTGTCGTCTGGAACTGAATGAGCACGCCGGTCGTGTAGATCGTCGAGATCTCGCAAACCATAGCGACGATGAAGGTTGTGTGGTCAAAGGCGATACTGAGCTTGGTGACCGCCGTGACGTTGGTCGTACCGAGCACGATGCGCCTGACCTCCTGCTCCGCAAGCAGGATGGGTGGCGGTTTTTTCCCGAGAACCATCGTCCAGTTCGCGCCCTGCGAGATGTCGAGGAACCACTCCGCGAGCCAGAGCAGCAGACGGTCTTTCACGAGCAGGGCGATGGCTTCGTTTTCCGTCAGGTAGTCGGCCAGCCCATGGCCGAAGACGAAGTCGCCGTTGATGTCTTCGCGTCGAATAATCATACTGGTGGCCCCGAGGTTCCACCGCCCGTCTGCACGCCGGAGTGGACGTGGTGTTCGAGCGAGATCGCGCCCGAGATGATGTCGCCTGTGACCTGTAGCTGCCCGTTGATCTGCACGGTCGGAGCGGAGAGCACGATCTGCCCACCGCCAATATCGATGTGGTTGCCGCCCTGCTCCAGATGAATCCATCCTGCGGCGTTCATGCGCACGCGGGTGAGGCCATCCTCGGAGCGAATCTCGATCTCTTCGGTGTTGTAGTTGGTAACCACATTGGGCTTCGAGCGCACGCCGACCAGAGCGAAGCCATCCGACAGCGAGTGGGAGCGGGCGTGGGCGAGTTCGCTGACGTTGCCGGTCTCGTGCCAGTTATCGATGGCACGCTCGCTGAACAGCAGCAGGCACTCATCGCCCTGCTGGATGGGGAAGGTAATGGCAAAGCCGCCGCCCGAAAGCACGACGACCGGAACGTCGACGATCATAGGCAGGTCCATCCACACCCCGGCCTCGCCGTCGGGGAAGTAGAGCTTGCGCAGCGCGGGCACGACCTCCACCGTCATGGTCGAAGGATTGAAGCTGTCGATTACACCCGGACAACACGTGTGCACGTTGTTGAGCGCACTGTCGATCTGCGCTCGCTGGCCGACGTTCTGCTCGCTGTCGTCACCGCAGAGCAGGGCGTCACGCAGGAGCATCGCTTGAGTGTTGGCGTCGATCACTCTTCGTCCTCCACTCCTCCGACCGGCACTGCCGCGCCCTTGTTGCCGCCGGTGGTTGGGATAGGCTGGCCGAGGCCCACGCAGAGGATTTCGGTCGACCAGTCGTTGTCTCGCGTGTCGCCGGTGTGCTTGAGCTTGAAGACCTTGTAGATGCCGTCCTTGTTGAGCGCAACCGGCTGCGTGGACGTTGCCTTCGCAAGATTTTGCGACTTCTGTGTCTGCTTGGTTCGGATCGACGCGTTGTCGAGTTTGATGGCGGTGTTGATGGCGATGCGCGGGTCAAGCTGGCACTTGGCCGAGATGCCCTTATCGGTGCGCTCGGCAGCTTCGAGCAGGCCGGTGGTAGCGGTGAGCACGATGGCCTGATTGGGGTTGAGCATGGCGTCGGCGCGAACCATGTGCAGCTGCCCGTCCTGTATCGACCAGTTGCAGCCGTTGGTGCGGGCGATCTCGTCGAGTAGCTCGTGCGCCATCTTGGAGAAGGAGCGGCCCCGCAGAGACCCGGTCGCGTTCAACTGCATCGGCCCTTTGATCAGCCCCGGCAGCTGCGTGACGCAGTAGTCGACGATCTGCTCGTCCGTGGTGCCCTTGGCGAAGGTCTTATTGACGAAGCCGTTTCGGAAGTGCTTGTCGCCGTCGCCGCAGACCAACTCGGTGATGACCTCGGTCTTGTCGGTGTAGTGGCTGGCGAACTGGATGCTGCCCGAGTAAAGCAGCTTGACCGCGCCGTCGTAGCCAGCGTTCAGGGTGACGTCGGTAAACTCGGACTGCATGGAGTTGGTGGTATCCGGGCTGAGGTTGAAGATGTCAATCGTCGCCGAGTTCGGCTCCTTCTGCAGCGACTTGATGATCTCGAACTTGATCCTGAGCGCAGGCTTGGTCCCGAGGTTATCGATGGAGACGCCTTGGCCCTGCGTGCCGACGATGAGTTGATATCGACGAAACCAGTTCATGTTCTCTCCGTCGCAATCTGGATCGCTCCGAGCGTCCCGGCCTTGGTCTGCGTGATCCATGTACTGTTGCCTGCGGGCAGCCCATCGGCTGCGGGTACGCCGGTGCCGGGCTGCACGAGGACGGGATCGCCGACGAACACGTCGCACGGAGCGACCACCTTGATACGGTCGTTGCGCGAGACGCAGACGATCTCGCCGGGGCCGTACCATGGACCCTGCGGCACCCAGTCGAGGCCGGGCAGGATGTCCTCCTCCGTGACCTGCAGCGCGAAGCCGAGGATGCGATCAAAAGGATCGATGGGTGGCAGGCAGCCGGCACCATCGTCGAGGATGAAGCAGACCGCAGCGCCGTACATCAGCGGAGCCAGAAGACGATTGACACGGCTCACCCGGTTGGGGCGCTCCGGCCCGAAGCGGTTTGCTTCGCTGCCGGGATAGAGCAGGCGGCCTTGCTGCGACAGGTAGTAGGGATGTGGATCACACGAGGAGTGCAAGGGCAAGCGCCTCCATTTCTGCCGGGGTGTAGTACGCCACGATCACCCGCGTGCCTAAGTCGTTGGGACCGGCCTCCAAGTCCTCGCCGGTCATGTCGGCGGCGAACAGCGAGCCAATGCCGAGGTTCATGGGACGGAGCAGATCGATTCCAAGCAGGATCGAGACCTGCGTGCAGAGCACGGTGCCCGCCTGCGCGTCGGTCAGATCGAAGTGCCAGATGCCCTCATAGTCGTTGTAGAGAGTGTCGAACTGAAACTGAAAGTCTCCACACTGGCAGATGAAGGTTTCTTTCGTGCTCGTGAATGGAATCAATACCATAGCCGTTCCTTACTTACCGAGTCCTAAAAATTTGGTGAGGCCGGTCGCATCGCCGAAAGTTGCTCCCGTACTCTTTGCTGCAGCTGCCTGCGCCGCTTTCGCCTGATCCTCTTTCGGTGCCGGAGCCTGCACCTTGCCGCTGTTCTTTTTCGGGGCCACGGATCGACCTGTAGGGCCGAGGGCCTGATAGGTGGTGATTTGGGAGTCGACGGTGACGATCTGCTCGAACGACATCTCGAAGCGACCGAGCAGCGAGGTCGTCTTGTCGCGCTCCATCTTGATCTCCGTCATCACCATGTTGGTGTAGACCTTGACGGAGGTGACGATCTCGAACGGTTCCAGCTGCTTGGTCGCCAGT